AATCCCAAGCTTTTGGTAAAAGCATCTACTGCGCTGGCAATATCAGCACCTGTTTGAGCGGAAGCTTGCAATGTAGCGATTAGTGTTTGAACTGCCTCATACGTTGATTTTACACGGATTCCTACTGTTTCTTCTTCGACTTTTAACTTGTCACTAACTGCCTTATCAGCTATGCCTTGCTCTCTATTTGCGTTAGCTGTCAGTTTAGCAATTTCAGCGTTTAGTTTTTCGATTTGTTTGGCTTGTAATTGTTCAGCAACACCATTGCTTTCTTCCGGTGTCATCAATGCCTCAATGTCTTGAGACCGCATAGCCTCAAGCATTTTTTTGACGGCTAATTTTTCATTAATTACCCCAGGAAACTGCTTAGCCAAGTCAATATAACCTTGAGCTTGAGCTATTCTGTGTGAGTTGCTTATTAGATTGGGGTCTGAAACTGGTACAATATCTATTCGGCTATCAAAATCTGATGCCATGATATTCCTTTCTGCGCCCTTTATTAAATAAGGGTATCCTTCCTCTGGCAAGTAATCACTAACCAGCTTGGCTAAAATTCTAAATTCTTTGCTCAGTGCGTTATGAAGTCTTAAGTGTATTGCAGAAAAAACCTTGCTGCCGTTTTCTTGGTTTTGCAGTGCCGTTCCCACTGGCATATTAGCCGGAACATCACCCACCATGCTGTCAGTAGTGCTGGCTACTCGTTGCGCTCTATCGTCAAGATAAGACAATAAATTAAACAATACCCCGCTTGGCTCTTTTGCTGGCAATGGGTAAAATGCTTTACTTAATTCTTCGGCTGAACTTTTTACACGCCGCCATTCGCCGGGGGCTATCGGAGTGTCACCACCCTCCGTTTTAGAATCTTGAGAAGTAAAACCACCTTGCTGATTGGCAAACTGTGCTGAATCTAATAACGCTCGTAACGCTCCGGTGGCAGAATTAGCCAAGCCGCCTATCATGTGCAATAATCCATACCCATAAAAACCCAGCCCTGGGCTAAATTTATAATGAGTAAAATACATTATCTTTTCGCGTTTTTTGTCATCAATCCTGTAATTTCTAACAATCCTTAAAACCTTCTGTGTATCTCTATCAACTGTGACAATATAGGGTAAGGCAATGTTTGTTTTTTCGCCTAATGCGTCCTTATCTTCCAGTCCGTCAATATCAAGATCAATATAGCACTCTAAGACGGTGTGACGTTCATCATTATCATTATTCTGTACCCGTGACTTTCCTTCTGTCCTGTCAATCTCGCTTTCTACATCAGGGTAATCCCTTGACTCATTTGCGCTATTGTTTAATGTGTAGCTATCTGAATCACCAGAATAAAATCCCATAGCTATTTTTTTTCTAATGCTATTGGAATTTTCACGCTGTCTATGGGTAAATCGTGCGGCACTTTCTAAGTCGGTTGCGGTGAATGGAACGATAAAATCAGAGGGCTTTACAAAGCGTGAACACGGAACATCTAAAAGTGGGTCGTAGTATATTTTTTTGAAACATGACCCAGACAGCGGAAGCCTAAACAGCATAGCGTCCATTTCTTCAAACGCGCCTGGCATTTTTTCTTGGTACAGATAATTTAGATAATCCTCTACCCTGTTTGCTTGCTCTTGAATTTCTGGAGTGGGATAGCCAAGAACAACCGATCGAACAACACCGGATTGCGGCATAAGTTCTGCTACAGCTCTTGCTTGAAACTGTATGGCTGCCTCAATTAAGAGCGGGTGAACTACCTTGCTTGCTCCCTCAAAAGTTGCTCCGCCATCAGTTATATCAGAAACGCCAAGCATCCTAATTCCCTTTTTCTCCCTGATCTGCCAATCTTTACGACTTTCCTCGTCCCACTCAGTCCAATTTACAACATCCTGTGCAATTTGATTTAAGACTCGCTCACTTAGCGTTACCGCTAAATTATCGTAAAATCCCTCTACAGTTGTTTTAGTTTCTTCAATATGCGCGTTATAAATGTCAAGTTCTTCCGGCATAAGGATTGACACACCATGCCGCTTTACCATTTTTAATACATTTTCTAAGTCTGGCAAGTCCATTTCGCCATCATAACCGCCAATTTGAATTTTATCTATTTGCATTATGTCCTCGCGACATTATCCATAAGCGGCTTCACGCCGTTGTTTTTCGTCTGTTTTTTTATCGTCATAATCTTCGTCATCAGGATGTGAAATCCACCATCCAGCGCGAAGATAAATTAAAGCTTGTGTTACTGTATCGGTTAAATCAGCAGAAGGTGGCGCACCGTTGGGAAAGCTTGCCACATATTCAATTAAACCGTCATTGTCTTTTTTGTTTGTTGCCCATTTTTTATAAGGGATAAAAACCTGCCCTGATTCAAACATAGGGCTAACAGAGTGGGCGCGGCTTATTTTATCTTCGCCTTTCCCTGGCGAATACGACCTAACTGTGCTTTTTAAGGCTCTTTTTAAGTCTTGAATAAGACTTATTCCAGTAGCTTTTTTCTCTATTAGATGGCTATCTGGTTCAAACTCTTTATCAAAGTCTATGGCTATTTTCCTGAGCTCATCATAGCCAACCCTGCCAATCCAACGACCCAAGCATATCAAGCAATACCTTTGTTTTTGCTCATGCCAAAACACGCCCCATCGAGTACACGCTGAAAAGGCTGATTTTTTCATATCATTTTCGCTAAATGCAGTGTCCCAGCTTAAAAAGATATGATCGCATTTAGGGAGTGGGACTTCATCTTTCCAAATGCGCCACCAATGGGATTTTATTATGCCGCCGCCATATGGTACAGGACGTTGCTGTAATTGACTCGCTGCGCCATATTCGGTTAAATCTTCTTTTAACGAATCTACAACATGCCTTGGGAATTTACCCTCAAAAAGCAACTCCCCCCTTTTTGTTCTTGGATCGTTTAATTCTGATCGGCCTATATCTGCGCCAGCATCAAATGTTGGATGCCCTTCGTACTCCATTGGAATAGATAAAACAGCCCATTTCATTTTTGATTTTTTCTTTAAATGCCCTGTTAAATCTAGCTCATGCCCACGTTGCATGATAAGTATAACAGAGGATTTTTCTAAATCATTAAGCCTTGTTGATAGTGATCTATCCCAAGTATCTATAACAGATTGTCTAAGAACATCCGAGTAAATTTGTTTCATATCGTGCGGGTCATCCAATAAAAGCCTTGACCCCCTTTTTCCGGTATTAGCCGCCGAAATGCCTTGCGATTGCCTAAACCCTCTTTTTTCGTTAGCGTACAGTGTTTTTTCATTTTGATCCGTCTGTAATGACAGTTTCCATTTTGATTGATACCAATCGCTAGTAACTATCTGCTTTGTTTTTAATGCGTCTCTAATCGCTAATCCTTGCTCATTACTAATACACAAATACCGTTCATAAGGCGCATCTATCCAGTCCCACGCATTAAAATTCACGCTAACAATAATTGATTTTAACGCGCCTGGTGGAATGTTAATAATTAATCTATTTATAACACCTTTCTTTACTGCCTCTAAATACCCACACACAGTATCTATATGCCAATTCCAAATTAATTCCGTACCAGGCTCAATAATATGCCATGACGATCTTAAGAACTGTGCTAGAGAATGCTCACACATTGTTTTTTCTAACTGCTCCAGAAATATCAAATCAATTTCAGCAGACACTAATCAATTCCTTTTAATCTATTTGCAATCTTTCGAGCTTCCATAACCATTTCTTCTTCTGATAAATCAGCGTGACTGTTTATATTTGAGGAAACAACTATTTTACGGTCTGGCTCATAATGCCCTATCAACTTGCCAATCTCTCTAACTGCCGAAACTACAGAAGCAGTTTGTTTTTTTTCTCCTTCTTCTAAAGCGGCTTCAATGGCTTGGTCTAGCCTATAAATCAAATAATCTTTTTCTTGGTATTTTTTAACGACAGCAGAAATCGCCCTCATATCTTCAATCAATATAGGCTTTCTTTTTTCAACCTTGATAGTTTCAACACTTTCATCTACTCCTATCCAATCATCCTGACCGTTGTCTATTTTCTCTGTCATTATCGCTTCACAGCGAGCCTTTTTAACACATTGCTATAATGTATAACACAAAGCTTGCTGTTTTGCAAAAGTGGTGTTATGATGTGCTGAATTTTTACAGCAAACAGGATAAAATCCATGCCAGAAATAACTTTTGAAGACCATGTATTTGATATTTTCGACAAAGAGAAAAACAGAGGTATTGCTAACGGACATACAGCAGAACAGCAAGAAATGCTTTGTATCGAGGCATTAAAAGGCAAGGTTTCTATCTAATGACTAAACAACTCCCCGAATGGTTTTTAATCGGTAAAAACATGAGGTCATATTGTGCAAAAGACGTGGCGCAATTGTTCGGATATGGAAGTGATATATCACTTTATGCTGCCGCTCGCAACGGTTATTTCCCTAAAAGTGATGGCAATCTACCAACCTCACTGTATGGTGTTCATATTCGTAAAAAGACTAAAAAAGCATGGTC